ATCCCGACCAAGCACAGGAAGCAACAGAAGCTCCTGACACTGTGGCTGAACCTGGAGAACCTGTACCTGCATGAACTCGCTACTAATGGCGGCAAAGCCAAATGATGTGACCAATGAAGACTGGGAGAAGACTTGGAACAACTCTTCCTACGTTCTTCAGCCTTTGGCTGATGTTCTTAAGAACATGAAAAAAGACCTTGGTAAAGTTAGCCCTACTGATTTTAGTACACCAAATCATTATGTTGCATTGGTTAGTGAGCTTGTACAGATACAACTGATAGATAAGGTGTTAGCTTTACTACCAGCAACTGTTGATAAGTAGGGAACTTTTTTCAGCTTTTGTTGTCTAAGGGGTTGATGCGTCTCTGTCCGATTGGTTAGGACTCTGCCTTCCAAGCAGGTGTAAGTAGGTTCGATCCCTACGGGACGCTCCAAATTCAGAAGTACACCATTGCAATAACTAGGTGTACTCAATGTCTGACAAAGACACTTCGCTTTTCTCTGCGGCTGACCAGTCGCAATCCCCGAATCAAACCCCTGCTCCTAAGAGCGACACTCTTCCGGAAGCAGTAGCACTACTTGTTGGCGAAGGCCGCAAGTACAAAACCATTGAGGACTTGGCTAAAGCCTACGTCCACGTTGACGAGTTTGCGGAGAAGTTGAAATCCGAGAACGCCGAACTGCGTGGCAAGGTGGCTGAAGCTACAACCCTTGATAGCGTTTTGGAACGGTTGAAGGCAGAACCGCAGGCAGCTACCGAAGACCACGGTAGTACGAGTCAAGGACTCACAGCCGCTGATGTAGCCAAAATCGTGAGCAACACACTGACTGGGATGGAGACGCAGCGTACTCGTGCTGCCAATCTCTCGGCGTCGGATGCTGCAATGAAAAAGCTTTTTGGGGATAAGGCCCAGGAAGTTTTTAACAAAGAAGCCACGACTCCGGAACTCAAACGTGCTCTTACAGAGCTTGCGTCTGTTAGTCCTGAGAAGTTTGTTGCAGTGTTCCACAAACCGACAGCGCCTGTTGGAACACAAGTTGACGGATCAACTTCTGTCAACACGGCTGCTCTGAGCGAAGTCACACAGTCGGGACGCGCACTCGACCCCAACTGCAAGGAATATTACGACAACCTTCGTCGTACAAAGCCTGACCAGTATTACTCGCAAGCAGTCCAATCACAGATGCACAAAGCGGCAATTGCCGACCAAGACAAGTTCTTTGGTCGCAGCCAATAACAATAAAGCAAGGAAGAAGAAATGCCTGCGATGGACTACAGTGGTGTATCCACTAACCTCGTACGTGCCAATCTGTGGACGGATCAACTCAAAGAGATTCTCCGCGACATCCTGATGGCGAACAAATACGTCAACTGGATGACCAACTTTCCGGATGGCACGACATTCAACATTCCGTCTATCGGTGATATTCCGATGCGGAACGTTAGCGAAACAGACCCCGTTGTTTACGACGCTCTTGGCACTGGTAACTTCACGTTCACCATCAACCAATATGTTGAAGCGGCTACCTACATCACGGACAAAGCGAAACAGGACAGCTACTACGCTGACCAGTTGATTGCTGCGTTCCTGCCGCGCATGAAACGGGCAATTGAAGAAAACCTTGAAACGAACATTCTTGCGCTGCAAAGCTCGCAGACCGCAGCCAACCCGAACACCATCAACGGTGCGGCTCACCGCTTCGTTGCATCGGGTTCGACCAACACTGTTCTGTCTCTGAACGACTTTGCTCAGGCGAAGTTTGCTCTGGACAAAGCGGCTGTTACGGCGCAGCGGATTGCAATTATTGATCCGTCGCAAGAGTTTGTCATCAACACCCTGACCAACCTGACTTCGGTTCAGAACAACCCGCAATTCCAGGGGCTGATTGAAACGGGTATGACAAACAACGGCCCGACAACTGGCCTGCGGTTTATTCGTAACATCTACGGCTTTGACGTGTACGTCTCCAACTACCTGCCGACAATCACAGGTACTGAGGCGATCAACGCTGACAGCCGTGGTTCGATTACGTCTCCGAGTGGTGCAGTTGCCAACCTGTTCTTCAGCTTCGGTGGGGATGAAACTCCGTTCAAAGGTGCGTGGCGTCAAATGCCGCGTGTCGAGTTTGAACGAAACAAAGACCTCCGTCGTGATGAGTACGTGATGAACGCTCGCTATGGACTCAAGCTCTATCGTCCGGAAGCGCTGGTCACTGTTCTCTCCAAGAACACAATCTAATTGAGGGAGACTTAATATGACTCGTGCAGCTACTTGGACGAATAGTGATGGCCTGACTGTTGGCTACGGCGGCAACTACGCCGAACGCAACGTAGGCGGTGTAGCAAAGCAATTCGGCACCATCAAAGAAGCTCGACTTCAAGTTACATATCAATCCACCAGCGGTGCTTCGGGTGCCAAGATTACGGTTCCCGCAGGTTCAGCAGTGCGCCGTGTCCGACTGCACGTCGGCACAGCGTGGGTGGGTGGCACCAACTTGCAGTTTGGTGACGGTACGACAGCCGGTGGTTGGATTAGCTCGACCAACGCTCCGACTGCCAGCCTGACTGCGGGTGCTGAAATTGTGGGTTCCGGCGTGTATGTTGCGGCGGGTACGGATACGACAGCGATGCGCTTCCCGAAAGTGTACGCGGCTGCTACCGACCTGTTCCTGACCATCACAGGTACCTACACAGCGGGTGATGCCACCATTGTCGTGGAATACGAATAACACTCCACCCAACGTTGAGTACGTAAAGGCGGCTCTCGTTACCCTGCAATGGGGATGAAATAAACAAGGGGCGGCAGCCAAACAAGCTGCTGCCCCTTTTTCTTTAGGACTACGAATGTCGAACGTTGCACACAAAGACCTCACCGATCCCAACCTGCATGAGAGCAAGGGCGTTGCTACTGCTACAGCAGGCCAAGTGTATGTTGCTGATGGGGCTGGATCGGGAGTAATGAAACTGTTGCTGAAGAAATATACAGCAACTCTGACCCCTGCCGCTGTCTCTGCCAACACCACGGCAGAACAAACCTTCACTGTCACTGGTGTAGTTGTAGCCACTGACGTAGTTGTTGGTGTCAGCAAACCCACTGCTCAGGCTGGCCTTGGCATTGTTGGCTGGCGCGTAACCGCCGACAACACTGTTGGCATCACGTTCAGTAATAACACGGCTGGCTCCATCACGCCAACTGCTGGTGAAACCTATTCCATCCTTGTCAATCGAGCGTAAGCAATGGCTAAGATGACCTTGTTGGAGATGACGCAGGACATCCTGAATGACATGGATTCGGACAGCGTCAACTCCATCAACGACACCACTGAGAGTTTGCAGGTTGCTCAAATTGTCAAGACAACCTACTTCAAGCTCGTATCCACCCGTGACGACTGGCCGTTCCTAAGAACGTTGACAGCCTTTACGGGCCTTGGTGATACGACGCATCCAACCAAGATGCAGATTCCCGACACTGTCAACAAGGTGTTGTGGGTTAAGTATAACAAGAAGGAAGTCGGCTACCTGTCTCCGGAAGAGTTCACTTACATCCTTGACAATCGCACAGCTCAGGCTGGCGTGGTTGATGCCAACGGCTTTGTCCTTAATGCCGATCCGGTTTACTACACATCCTACGATGACCAGTATGTAATTTTTGACGGTTACGACTCTTCAACTGACACCACGTTGCAGCAAAGCAAGTGTGCTGTCTACGCAGCAACAGCTCCAACCTGGACACACACAGACAGCTTTATTCCATCTCTCCCAGAAAAGATGTTTCCTGTTCTGTTGGCTGATGCCAAAGGAACAGCCTTCCTCACATTGAAGCAGCAAGGCAATGCCAAAGAGGAAGAGTTTGCAAAGATTGGCAAGCATCGGTTTCAAAACACAGCAGTAAAAGTGGCACCAGCAACACCGAAAACAAACAGCTCAATTGATTACGGAAGACGCTAATGATTCGCAAACCTGTCAAGACCATTGAACAGATTGAAGCAGACCAAGAAAAGCCTGTCGAAGACAAACGTAAGGCTGACAAAGAACTTGTGATTGACATGGAAGACATCGGCCTCTACCGAATCATCTACCAACCGGCAGGTGGTGAAGTCCCCGATGAATTGAAAGGGCGTTTCACTCAAATGCGCTTTGCCCAAGCTGCGATTGACAACTACAAAGCTACCCAACTGGCTAAGTAATAGTGCCCAAAACCGTAGTTGATAAGAAAAGTTTTACGTTCGTTGGTGGACTAAACACTGAAGCAGGCTACCTTACCTATCCGGCAAACACATGGTCGGATGGGGATAATGTCGTGCCCACAATTGACGGCAGCCTGCGTAAACGCACTGCTATCAACTACGAAAATGGATATGCCACTTCGTCCACAACCAACACTGCCAATGAAGAACAAAACGGAGCGTTCGTTGTAGGGGAATGGAATAGCGTGGCCGGTAATGGCGCACGCAACTTTGTGGTGGTGCAGCGTAGCAGCAAGATTTATTTCTACGACAACACTGGTGACGCCATCAGTGCTACGGAGAAGTCGTTTACCATCGACTTGTCCACTTACAAAGCATCCGGCAATCCCAACGCAGCAGGCATAGCACCAATCTCTTGCACCAGTGGTAACGGCTACCTCATTGTTACCAGTGCTGACACTGAGCCGTTGCTTGTCACATATAACGAAGGCAGTGGCACCATCACAGTGGCTGCCATCTCTGTGCAAACCCGTGACCTGTGGGGGACTAACGACGGGCTGGTCGTTGATAACAAACCATCAACTCTGTCTAACGCCCATAAATACAACCTGCTCAATCAGGGATGGACAGACAGCCTTATCACTACATACAAAGCCGGTAGCACAGGCTCTGTCTATCCTTCCAATGCCCAGACCTGGACATCAGGAAAAGACAGCAGCGACAACTTCTCTGCTGCCCTGCTAGACAAGCAAGATTTTGGAACAAGCCCCGCACCCAAAGGGCGCTTCCTGCTCAATGTCTTCAATCGAGATCGCTCCACCGCCAGTGGTGTGTCAGGCATCACTGCCGAAACAGAAACCTACCGTCCGGCTGTCTGTGCGTTTTATGCAGGACGTGCGTGGTATGCAGGTATCCGCAGCACTTCCATTGGTAGCTGGGTTTTGTTTAGCCAAGTGGCCAACACAACAGACAAGTATGGCAAGTGCTACCAAGACGGCGATCCGTCCTCCGAGTTTATCCACGACTTGGTTGACAGCGATGGCGGCATCATCCCAATCCAAGACGCAGGCAACATCGTACGTCTGGTTGTGAGCTACAACTCCCTAATCGTGTTTGCCGACAATGGAGTCTGGCAGATTAGTGGCGGGTCTACGTCGGTGTTCTCAGCTACGTCCTACGACGTGAAGAAGCTGACATCTGTCGGGTGTGTCGGTGGTCGTTCAGTCATTGAAGCCGAGGGTATTCTTTACTACTGGTCTACTGATGGCATCTGGACTGTTAAAACCAATTCAATTGGTACGCAGTTTGACGTTCTCAATCTAACCAACACTACAATCCAAACGCTCTACACAACCATTCCAATCTATGGGCGCACCTATTCGAGTGGTCGATATTACCTCGAAGGCAAAACCATTTACTGGTTGTACAACAGCGACACCTCACAGGATGGAGTGACTCGACGCTTCAAAAAGAACAAGTTGCTTTGTTTTGATTTGCGATTGCAAGCGTTCTACACCATCAGCATTGGTAGCTTGGCTAGTAACAGTCCGTATGTAATGGACTTGACTCTAACTAAAACAAAGAGTACTGCCAACCAAACCTACAACGTCATTGATTCAAGTAGCAACAACGTTGTGGATGCCAGCGGCACGCTCAACCAGGTAGTGGCAAGCCTTGCTCCGCTAACACTGCACAACAGTGAGCCTCGATTCCTTGTCCAATCAACACCAGACGCAGGCACATCGTTCAAAGTGACCTTCGCTCGCTTTGAAGACGGCAACAACATCAGTGCTAAGTTTGCTGATTGGTATGCCGTAGATAGCGTAGGCACAGGGTATAGCGCCTACATTGTCACTGGTTTTGATCTAGGCAACCAGCAGGGTGGCGACAAAGAGCTGCAAGGCTTGTATCTGGTGGCTTTGATGCGCCGTACTGAGACAGGCATTGACTCGTTGGGCAATCCAATCAATCCGTCTAGTTGCCAACTACAAGCTCGCTGGGATTTTACTGACACTTCCACTGCAAACAAATGGAGTGTTAGTCAAGAAATCTATCGTCACAAACGTTTGTTCTTTCCGTCTGTCCCGTTAGCCTCTTATGACGATGGCTATCCTGTTGTTACTAGCAAATCAAAGATTAGAGGTCGGGGCAAGTCAGTCCAGTTTAAGTTCACTGCCGATCCTGCTAAGGACATGCAGATTCAAGGATGGGCAGTTATTTTCTTGGGTAATGGGAATGTCTAGAGAGTTTGAAGTTGCATGGGAAGACCCGTCGTTCAAGGCCCAGATTGAATGGGATCATGGCGCTCCCTTTCTTCACCTGCATGTCAACCACTTTGCTCCGTCTGTTCTTAAGAACATGTACAAGCAGCTTGCTGTTGGCAAGTTGTGTTTGAAAGAACGGGGGCACACACACTTGTTCACGTACAACGCACACCAGAATGACCAGTGGCGTAAGTTTGTTGAACACATGGGATTTAAAAAACTATTCGTCTATAAAGATTTAGACATCTACTGTACTGAGGTGTAGGCATGGGGCCAGCATTAGCAATTGTAGGAATTGGTTTGGGTGTTGCGTCCTACATCCAGGGACAAGACGCAGCCAAGAAACAACAGGATGCAGCCAACGCCTCGGCTGAAGCCCAACGTCAACAAGCTGCCTTGCAGCAACGGCAGGCCGACATCAACAACGCACGGCAGATTAGAGCTGCGGCTCGTCAGTCTCGCATTGCTCAAGCCGTGATTGCCAACACTGGTGCCAATGCGGGTACGTCCAATTCGACGGGTGTTGTTGGTGGTATGCAAAGTGTTGAGGGTCAGAACCGAGCCAACATTGCGTTCTTCGACCAGATGAAAACAATCAATGCCGGTATCACTGGAACTCAAATTGCACAGGCTGATGCCAATGTTCAGATGGCTCAAGGCCAGTCTGATGCCTACCAAGCAGCCGCCCTTGGCAACCTTGGTGGAACCCTTTTCAAAGAGGGCAATGGATTTAAATCAATCTTTGGCGATCAAACTAACAAGACCTAATTGATGACCGATCAGGCTACGTCTCTCCTGCCTGAAGTACAAGCTGCGCCAACTGAGCAATCGCTACTCCCCGCACCGGATTCAACTCCGCCTGCTCGCGTTCCTAAGAACGTCACGGAAGTTGCTGCCCAAGCAGCGTTGGCACTCGATTCTCCCGAACCCATCACCGACCGCATTGCTGCGAATGTCATCTCTATTAAGAGTAATGGCACTCGTCCTGTGCTGTCTCAGGTGTTGTCTCAACACTTTGAAGACACTGTAAAGGCAGCTCGTGAGGAAGCTGGTGCATGGGCACGTGCTCGTGATCCGGTACGTACGGCTGAAGCTGCACGTCTTGCTAATGAAGCCGATGTCAACAAGTCGGTTAAGACTCCGGACAACGCTCCTGTGGAAGCGCAGGACGCTCTGGCACAACGTGCTCTTGAGAGTGTGTCAGCTACCAGTCGAGCTACGCAGCTCTATCGAGACACCATTCAATTTACCGGTGTGCTTGACAATGCTGCGCGCAATGTAGCCACACGAAACATTGTGGCACAGGCAGCCAATGATGCGGAAGCAAAGTCCACATTGTGGGACACCCTCGGTGAGATTGGGCAGTCGTTGCTGCCTTTCTGGCTCAATCGTGGCGTAACTGGTGCCATTGCCAAACGTGTAGGTACAGATCGTGGTTTGAATAAACATGAAGCACTCCAAGACCTGCGTTCTTTCCTTAATAATCTAAGCCCAACTGAACAATCGAGGGTTATTGTTGAGGTAGCTAAAGAGGTTAGTTCCAACCCTGCAATCCAAGCCCAGTTTCTGAGCGACTTGAACAACGCCACCCGTATGACTGTAGGTGGCGAGATTGCTATGGATGCCATGCAAGCTGTCGATGCTGGCATGTTGGTAAAAGGGCTGTCCCGTGTTGCCCGTAAAGGAGTGCCACTCAAAGCTGTGCGTGATGTGGCAGGAGAAGGAGAAGCAGGGCGGCAGGCCATCACCGATCTGCTGGGTAAGACAGGCTTTACCGGACTGAACGACGCTGAGCTGGTCAGTCGCGTCATTGCCGGTGGTGTCAACCCGTTTGAGGTTGATCCGGCTGCGCTCCGTGGCCTGAACGCTGCCGCCCAGAAAGAACTGCGGGATGGGTGGGAACAAATGCGCCAGTCAATGGCAGAGCGCCTTAACGCCTCTGGCATGACTCCTGATGAGATCAAGGAAGCTGCCGCTTCAATCCGTGCCAGCTACGCACCGGAAACCAATCCGCACGTAGCCAGTGTCAACTTTGGAGAAGCCAGCGCTGATGGCCAGAACTTGACAGTGTTCTGGCAAAGCAAAGATGGACGTGCCTTTATGTCCAAAGAGGCCGCGCACGCCTGGGCAAAAGAGCAGGGAATTGTAGGGTATGAGGTTGTTCCTAAGAACGCTCTGGAAATCCAAGAGCAGCACCTCTTTCACGGAGGCACTGTCACCAAGAAGTTTGACGATGCGTTCATTGGTACAGGCCAAGGTGGAGATTCCCTTGGGCAAGGCTTCTATCTGTCAAGCGCGGAACATCTCAGTGAGAAGTATGCCGCTAAATATGGGCACACCCTAACCAAATGGGAAGTACCGGAAAACAACAAGTTCATCCACTGGTATGAAGGCCTTGCTGAACAACCGGACGTAGTCAAAAAGGCGGCTACCAAACTGTTGGGTAAAGATGTTGCTGACGGCATGACAGGGCAGGACATCTACCAAGCTATTGGACGCAAGCTCGGCAGCGAAGAAGCTGCCAGCGCTGCACTCCGTAAGGAAGGGGTGGTTGGCAACTATGCTAGCAAAAGGGGGCCGCATGGCACAGAGCCGGAGCACGTCCTGTTCTCTGGCAAAGACGCCAAGCTGACAGGGTCGCGCAAAGTCAAGGCAGTCGAAGGCAAGCCTGTTGAAGAAGAACCCATCAACATTGATGGCGAAATCTTCTACAACAAGATGCAAGACCCATACGACTTGAGTCTTGGCGATGTGCACGATGTTCTTAAGCTGCAAGAGGGGCAAGCTTCTGCAAAAGGCGCGTTCCGTCGTGGCGAGCCTATGTTTCAGAATGGCCGTAAGCTGGAGTTTGGAGACCAACTTAGTCCGAAGATGCAAGGTCTAATTCAAGACTGGTTGAAGATGCTGCGTCTTGAAAACAAAAAGCTGTTGGTTATTTCAGAGCGCGAGCTGACACACTTCATCAACCGAGGTGACATACCTGAAGAGTGGCTTGCCACTCTGCTGGAGACACGGAAAACTTCCTACGGGTTCTACACCCAAATCCCGCGCCTATATGGTGGGGTTGGTGGATATGATTTGATTGTCTACTCAAGTGTTGGCAATGCTACCAAGCGTGGCCTTACGGGTGTGCTAGCCCATGAGATTGGGCACATGTTTGAAAAGCACGCTCTCGCACACATGCCGCAGGTAGTGCGGGACGACTTGCACAAAGCTTTCAACTCGTGGTTGGCGGCACACTCTCGCCCCAACTTGTCATCCGCACAGTTTGAAGTGCTGTTCCGTGTTCCTAATGAGCGCACTGTCAGGCTTTGGGAAGCAGGCAAACACGCCCCACTGTCTGCCGACTCATTTTTAAAGAGTGCAGACAGCAGTTGGTACAAAGACTTCAACGAGTTTTGGTCTGAAAACTTTGCTCGTTGGATGCTGACGGCTGACAAACCCGTATCTGCCTTGGACAAATGGTTTGCTGGTATTGCAGAACAGCTCAAGAAGTTCTTTGCCCATGTTGCAGATGTTGTTGGTGTTGATGTCAGCAAGCCCAATTTGGCCGTCAAGAAATTGATGGACGATTACATTGCCAATCCCATTAAGTGGGACAGCATCATTGTCGATAACAAGTTCAATGGTTGGTACAAAACAGGTGTCAACCCTGAACAATCTATCAAGGTTGCTGGCAAGCCGCACATCAAGCTGAAGCCTACTCCAACTGAGGAATGGCTGGTCAAACAGACACGCAACGACCCGCTTAGCTACGCTTCAATTGGCAAGTTTAGCAAGCAGGACATTGACAGCATGGCTACGGTTGCTGTCGATCCAAAACACGGAGCCAGTGAACAAGCTGTTGAAGCTCGCGTTGTCGGTGTTCATGCTGAAGCCAAGACAAAGCAGGCGTTGGAAAACTTCATTGCCCCCTACTACAAGGGACTAGGCAAGGACGGAACACGCCGTGTGCAGTCGTTGCTGGAAGAAGGTGACTCCTTTAGCAATGCTGGTTCCTACGGTAAGGAGTTCACCTACGAAGAAGCCACAGGGCGCGGCTTGTCTGACCGTGAAGCACAAGCCTACCTTGCCACTCGTCAACTTCGGATGATGATGTATCACATCCGTAATGGTGAGATGGTTAGGCACCTCCGTGCACAAGGTCTCAAAGAAATTGAGATTGCTGGTGCTCGCACTGTTGGCCGCGATCTTTCGATGGTGGATGCTTCTGTTCTTAAGAACAAGCAGGTTTACGATCTGACCGCCAAAGAGATGGTAGATTGGGACAGCCCTACCGCAGCCAAGCTGTATGGCGATGGGAAGCGTGTGGTCAGGCTGGAACATCCCCAAACTATTGATGGTGAGCTGCGCCAGTTGGTGTTGGTTGACGATGCTGTCAAAACCAGGGACATCACAACGGCGTTGCACTACCGCCCTGGGGAATACTCCCGTATTTACACGGACGAATACTTCATAACCATGAAGCAAACCGTTAAGGTTGATGGTGAGCTGAAGGAGATGACGTCAACAATTCGCACAGCCAAGAGTGTTCGTGAGGCTTCGGAGTTTGCTGACAACCTGTCTCGTGCCATCGCTGTTCTTAAAAACGGTGGTTCAGATCGGGAAGTTGAACGTCTGGTTGGCAACTACTTTAAGGTAGAAGATTTCAAGGCTGCCTTTGCAAACGGCGACTTTGAAGGGGCAACCAAGTTTGACTACCACTTCACGCGAAACAAGGAAGAGTATCTGAACGGCAGTGTTGGGGAAGCACTGGCTAACGGTCGGCTGTTCACAAGTAAGCGTGCAGACCGCATCTATAGCGTCGATGCTGCTCGCACTAACACCCTTGGTGTTTTTGATTCGCTTGAAGCTGAAATCACAAACGTCAGCCGTGTTGCCAATATCAACCAGTGGCGTGAGAGCATGGTTAGACGCTGGATGAACACCTTTGGCGACATGATCCCCAACCGTAGTGGCAATGACATTGCTGACTTCTATGCTGCTACTGGGGCTACGTTCACCAAGGCGTCTCCGGAAGCAGTGTTTGCTGAGCGCACACACAAGTACATCATGCGTCAGATTGGGTTGAAGACTGGGGAAGAACGCTACTACCAGAACATGACCCGTCGTATGACTGAGAAGTGGTTTACTGGGAATGAACGCATCGAGACAATTGGTTCGGCAATCCGCCAGATGGGACTGCTGGGCTTCATGCGTAACGTCAACTTCAACCTGACTCTTGGCATGTTCAATCCTGCCCAGCTCATTGTCCAAGCGAACGGAGCTGCCACTGCTATGGTGTTATCGCCGCTGCATGGCATGGCCGCAGCCAAGACATTCCCTCTGCTACGCATGGCGTTGATGTCGGACAACCCGAAGGTTTGGTCGTTCCTAGGAACAGTGGAGAAAGGGCTGCTTGGTAGCAAAGACGAGTTTGTCAGCTTGGTTAAGGCTGTTCGTCAGACGGGCATCCTTGACAACTTGAAGTCTACATCTCTGTACAACTTGGAAGACGGCAAGCTCAACATCTTTGGTGGCTATCCATCCAAAGTGTTTGGGCATCAAGCGTTCTTCTTTGATAGGGGTGAAGAGTTTTCACGGCTAGTTAGTTTTGACGTGGCCCGACGTGAATGGAAGGCAGCAAACAAAGGGATGGATTGGACTACGAAAGAGGCGCTCAATCAGATCGTGGTGCGTATGGATGACCTTACGCAGAACATGACAAGAGCCAACCTCGCTCGCTTCCAAGAAGGGGCGGCGTCTATCCCTCTCCAGTTTGCCCAGTACAACATCAAGCTGGGTGCCAACATCATGTCGTCCCTGCTTGGTCATGGAGGGCGCAGCTTCACCAAGACAGAAGCTCTCCAACTGTTGGCTGGCCACGTTGTTCTTTATGGCGCTGCTGGTACAGGCTTGGCCTACATGGTTGATGAGATGTTGCCAGAAGACGTGAAGAGCAAGATGAGTGTCGCTCAGAAAGCCTACCTCGGTCAGGGTTTGCTGAGTGGTTTGCTCAACCAAGTCGGTGAGTGGACTACTGGTAAGCCGTTGAACATTGCACTTGGCACGCGCCTCGGCTCGTTCAACTACTACCAGCAATTGGGCGAAGCGCTATTTACCGATCCTAAGAACATCTACGACGCTATTGGTGGCCCGACTGTGGGCAGCGTCAAGCGGCTTGGCGTCATCGGAGATGTTGTCAGTTTGTTTATGCGTGACCCCGACAAAAGCGCCAAGGACATTGCCTACGGCTTGGGGCGCATGTCTTCTGAGCAAGTCTCAACCCTACGTAATGCAGCTAAAGCATACCTGTATATGCAATACCAGGGGAAGATGATTGATGCCAAAGGCGTAGCTGTAGCTCAGCTCACTCCTATGGAGATTCTGGGGCAAGCGTTGGGCTTCCAGCCTACGGCAGCCGTCGATGTGTCGAGCCTCATCAAAAGCAAGAAGCAACACAATGAAGCAATGGACGACATTGCCTCGTTAGTGTTCAAGGTACAAAAAGAAATTGTGTCAGCGCGTATGCGAGGGGACACACAGTATGCAGATGAACAAGAGAAGCTGCTGCAAACATTGTGGCCGGAGAATACAGGTGATTACTGGGACGTGAAGAAGCGTGTTCGTGAGCGCCTCTATCCCTACGATACTGAGATGCAGAAGCTTCTGGGTGACTACATCAAGCACGGTCAGAGATACAACAAGCCTCTGACTGTTACAGAACAACCGAGTAAGGAATAGCAATGGCTGGTAAAGACATCAATTACGGACAATATCTTCCTGATGTAGGTGCGCCTGATAAAGGGCGTGCTGGTGAAACCCTCATTAGTGCAGCGCAAAGCCAAGGCGAAGCTATCAAGATTGGTGGCAAAGCCAAGGCCGACTCTTTGACGTTCTTAGGAACAACTGCTCTTGATGCAGCTAAAGGGAAACTGCTGGCTGATGAGTCTAAAGACATCAAGGCAGAGCTGGACAAGCTGGAGAACAACCCGACGGGTGCCCAGCAAAAGGCTGTCAACGCCACCATACAGCAAACCAAAGACAACATTGCTGCTAATGACATGCTGATGGGAGACGGCTGGTCTACTGGGCAAGCCACCGATGGAGTCCCGCAGCCTTTTGTGCAGGAAGCCTCACGCCTAATTGCTGCTCAGAGTCAAGGGATGCTGAGCCGTGATGAAGTCCTAAACAGGATGGGTGCCATTGTCAAGAAGTATTCAGCCATGATGCCTGGGGCGGCAGCGGAGTTCCGCAAGGTAGGGGCTGACATGACTGGTATTGATCGGCTGGATGTGTATGGAATCCATAAAGTGTTGACGACACAGAGTGCTGCGGAGAAAAACGCAGAGCGTCAAGCTGCTCTCACCAATCAAGCCATTGGCGAGATTATGAAAGAGAACGGATACATCAATCCGTCACAAGTGACTGGTGCTGACGTGCAACGGCACATGCAGCGTGCTCAATTCCGTACGTTTGCGGAAGACACTAAGGCAAAGATTGACAACCAGCAATTGATGGCAGGCCAAGCTGATGAAGAGTGGGGGAAGTATATTGCTGCTTTGTCTGCTGACAGACTTGGAGCTTTACAACAGAAGGTTGGCCAACTATCACAACTGCGTGCTAGTGGGAAGACAGAGGACGCGGATGCTGCATCACGAGAACTCGGTGCAGCCATTGACTCCATTGGTCTGGAACTGACGGCAGAGATTGGAAAGCTTGGAAAAGCAAAGAACCCCATGTCTGTCGGTGCCATTGAAAAAGCACAAGCCAAGATTAGGAACGACACAAAGGAATGGCAGGAAGCTATTAAGAACGCTGATGGTCGAGACCTGCTAAAGAAGATGGCAGACAACGCAAAGACTCGCGTTGATTTGTTTGCTGCCCAAGTTGAGATGGCCAACCCTTACATCACTGCACTCAATAAGCTGAAATTCCAACCGTCCGAGTTGTTCCAGATGTACGTAGATACAGCCAATACGCCGAATGGGAAAGAGGCGTTCGACAAAAAATGGGGGACTGGATTGGGAGACGCATTTGCACAAGTTCTTAAGAACCCTGTTCCTCATGCAAACATCATGGCGGCAATTGCTGAAGGTAAGCCGGTTGATTTGAATCAGGTGCGCGCCACCGATCCTGCATTGGCACAGGTGGCTGCTGTTGATGTCATTGAAAACATCAAAAGCTGGGCTAAGGACACCAACCAATCACCTGAAAAGAAGAAAGCATTTGTCAACAACATCATCCAATTTGATAAGAATACCAATCTCGGCAGTGTCCGTGATTTTAAGGTGGCATCAGATTTGTTGAATGACGCGGATGTTCAAAATCGAATTAAAGAGCTGTCTCCTGAACAGAAAGGTATTGCTCTTACACCAATCATTCAGTCTGCTGAAATAAACATTAAAAGCCGCAGTGACCAGCTTATTGATGCAATTGCAAAGTACAACGACCCTGCTCTAAGTGTCATTGCTAAGCAAGGGCATCGACTTGTTCTTAAGAGCGATCCGAATACAGGATTGTTCAAGGTTGAGATTGATTCAAGCAATGCCAAACCGGTTACAGGTGGCGCTGGTTTCTTCAGTAACAATGATCCGAACAAACCGGCAGGTGTTGGGGTAGGGTTGGCTGGACGTTTGCTTGGCCGTTCTCTGGAACCAACTGCTCTGCAAAACAGTGCGCTGTCTGTTCTTAAGAACGAGAACTACCAGAACGCTCAAGCTGCTGCTGATAAGTTGAATGAAGGCGTTGCCTTGTTTGTAACAGCAGGAAGGATGCTCGATCCTAAGCTAATGACAAACGACGTGCTGATGGACATCCGTACCAACTTTGGTGCAACAGAACGTAAAGCCCTGCTGACTGGTAAGCCGACACTTACTAAAAGCAATGATGCACCTACAACAGAACTCGATCCTAACAAATTACTAGGAGCAGTAGTAGCAGGCGAACGCAGCGGAGATACGGCAGTCAGCCCTAAAGGAGCTGCTGGAAGGCATCAGTTTATGCCTGACACCGCAGCTAAGTACGGCTTGAACATTGACTCTAAAGCAGGGATTGACGAGCGCCTCGACCCTGAAAAATCGGGTAAAGCAGCACTTGCCTACCTAGCAGATTTGTCAAAGCTGTTCAATGGTGACATGGCTAAAGTGGCCGCAGGCTACAACGCAGGGGAAGGTGCAGTAAAACGAGCCGTTGAAAAAGCAACGAAGTTTGGTGTTCCTGACCAGTGGTTTGCTTTCCTTCCTAAACCCGAAGAGACAGTGCCGTACATCAATCGTTTCATTAAACATTTAAACGACAAATGATTATTAAAGGAACCGTTGTACGGCAGCCGTCAACCAGTCATGGGACGGCAGGCCACCTTGTTCTTGAGAACGGGTTTGAGTGCGACACTCTGGAACTGCCGTGGAAGGACAACAAGACAGGGATTAGCTGCACTAAGGCTGACACCTACAAGGGCAGGGTGTGGTGGAGTCCGACAATGAACCGGCTGGTTATACGGTGGGAGGATAAGAACGGGAGAGTAGCCTGTCTAGTCCACACTGGGACATGGGCTGGCGGAGCGCCGGAGGTTACGGATGTGCACGGCTGCACCATCGTAGGACGCGGCTACGCGCCTGTAATGAGGAAGGATGGGAAGATGCAGTGGGGCATCCTCAACTCCCGCCCGACAATGGCAGAACTCATCCAGTCGTTGCTGAAGAAAGGGGAAGACCCCACCAAGATTGAGAGCTACAACGAGGTTGAGGTGGAATACAAGTGGGTGTCAGGGGCATGCGTAGACATCGGCAGTGATCTCTCCGTGTCCACCGCTTGAGTCTTGGGAAGTGACAACCATAGCGTTGCCTTTACGCGCAGCCACTCGATTGCGTATGGTGATTTGGGCAGCAGACATGCCGCCCTCTATGGCAGGATTGAAGGCTTGAGCCATACCGAGGTGGGTACAACCTTGTGCTACAGCTACGCCAGGAGTGATGGTGCGAACCATCTTGGCTTCCGGAGTAAGGGTGGCACAGCCTACTAGAAACAACAACAGCCAACTGTATTTCATTTAGTTCTCCAAAAGAAAAAAGGCCAGCTTAATAGCTGGCCTTTTTATTTGCAACTGGTGCTGCCGGTAGGGATTGAACCTACGACCTTCGGTTTACAAAACCGCTGCTCTACCAACTGAGCTACGGCAGCATGTTCCTAAGAACGTTACGCCACTTGTCGGATCGAGAACCCGAAGTTGGTGTAATTGACAGGGCCACGGCTGATGCCATCAAAAGCGTACGAGCCAAAGTCCTTGGCGCTCGCCTTGCCCTTGTTCACCAGCATACGGATGTATTTACGCAGAGCTTGCCGCGCCTCTTCGTAAGTTGCGTATGCTTCTTGTTTGTAGTTCAGGGCTTTGACCAAACGCTTGTTCTTGAAAACTTGATACATAACTACTCCTTGTTACTTGCAATGGGTTGTTTACGTCTCTTTAACTCCTTGGCAATTTGCTTCTTACCGATGTGCGGTTTCTGGTATTTGTTGCGTGGTCTCACCATAATCTCAGTGGGTTGCAGCAGAGTATGCTGCTTCCCAACTGAATCGACCAATGGATGGGCAGGATCAGGAACTTCCAAACCAATAACCACATATTTGTTGTACAACCGGACTCCAAGTTGCGGCTGCATATCAATCTTTCAACAGGCCGAGTGCTTCCAATCTGTTTAGCATCTGGCTGACAAGTAGATGGATGTACGAATCGAACACATACTCAGGGTGCGGCGTGTTCAAAGCCGACCCAGGTATGCGCTCTGTTAAACGTAACAAATGCTCCGTGTCGTCGTAACGCAGGCAAAGCATCACACAATGGGATGTCTTGTCTTGCTCTACTTCAAGACTGACAAAGTTTTCATTAACTTCCACACGTGCCTCCTTTCTTGTCTGCTTTTGTAGGGGCACGAGGTACCGTGAGGTTGCACCGATGGAATTCTTTGAAGTTCCGATTGGTTGTTTTAAAACCGCAGACACATTCAAACACTACTTTCAACTTCCGCATGTTCCGCCCTTTCCTGAAATGACACACACGTCGTTCTCTTCAAACACTACACCCTTGTGCTTACGGGCTTCCTCGTAGGGGACTTCAGTGATGGGCTGTCCACCACGGCTACCATCGGGGTAGCATGTAAATCCCCGCAAGCGATGAGCATGTGTAGCAAGAGTAGATGCAAAGCGATCCACACAGTCTTCATTGTTTTCTTTGCTGCCCCACTGGGGAAGATTGATAGTGGAACTAATTGACATGTCCACGTAGTCTTGAACGTCTGCTTGGAATTTAATGCGTCGTCCGTAGTCGGTAGCCAACGACTTGGCTGTTTCTATCTGTTCAGCCTTGAGGCCATACTCCCTAATGAGCTGGTCTGCTGTTGCATCAACAACGTACTCGTAATGCCATCTTGTCCCATCTTTGAGATAGCGGCGTTTGTACGCGACAGCAAACAAAGGCTCAATCCCTGTAGTAGTAGAAGCAAGAATCCCAATACTTCCCGTGGGAGCGATGGCGCGATAAGCAACAGGGCGGCTAAGATAAAGCCTATCGCAGTGTGCGTTTGCACTAGATGTTGACACTTCTCGATAGCAGCTAAGCCAGTTACGTAGTTCGTCACCGACCTCATACTTCACTCCTCTTTTCAGCAGCCACTCGTGTATCCCCATCAACCCTAAACCCAACCTCCGGTTCTTTTCCCGAACTGCCCTGACTTTGGCGTAGGGCAAATCGGCACGGACGGTGCCGCATACGAGGAACTTGGAGGCGAGTGAGACGACGTCTTGGAACTCAGCCAAGCTAGTGATAGCACCCATGTTGACTGAACCAAGATTGCACACATCACTGTCATCACAACTTGTGACTTCAGTGCACGCATTACGTAACGTCTCATTCTCTTTAGCTCCGAAGTTGAAGCTGAACCCAGGCTCACCTGTGCTCATTGCCTGTCGGCAGTTGTCAATGAATGTCTGCGGCAAACCTTCCGGCTTAACTTCAAACTTGTATCCCTTGGTGGCCTTGTCATCAACACAACGCATTGTTCCTAGGAACGAGTTGTCGTAGTTGAGGCTGATGTTGGTCATGTCCAGCGGGGCAGGGAAGTTGAAGTCGGCTTGCTTTGCATCCCATAGCGTATAGTCTTGTGCACCAAGACCAGCAATGCGCTTGGTTGCATCGCCTATCTTTTTATCGTGCCAGTTTTTGACCTTAAGAAAGTCTTGCGCGTCTTCGTGCTGCCAGTTGAGTGACGCGTATATGGCACTGCGCCGACTGCCGCCCTGCATGACGTTACGTCCGACTTCGTTGATGGTGTGCATGAGGGGGATCGGGCCAGAAGCCTTACCACCAGTCCGACCAAGAAGACGACCGCTAGGACGAATAACAGAGTAGTCAATTCCTATACCTCCGCCCGTCATAAGACAGGCCATAGCTCGTTGCGTGACAGCGCTCCATTCTTCTCGTGTGTCCTCTTCGCACTTCAACAAATAGCAGTTGTTGTAGGCTTTGAATGGGCGTCCTGCGTAATACAGGTACCGTCCACCTGGGATAAATTTCATCTCCGCGATGTACTGCACCAGTTGTTGCCTGTCCTCCTTGCTCATCAAGGGGCGTTCTGTACCTCCAACCGTACCGCATACATCATCGACAACACGCAACGCCAAGTTGTCCCAACTGTCGTCAGGACTGATGGCATATTTTTGTCTGAAGATGTGCTCTGCGAAAGGCGTCTTGAATCGGCTCTTATCGGCCACGTTTTGCCCGTTCCTTGTCGCTCTTGATTTTGTGGCAGGGCTTACACAACACCTGCAACATCTTGTCTTCAACGAACATACGTTCGACGTAGACGTCCCAAGAGACAAACCCAGTCTTGGTATCAACCACTGGATTTTTATGATCTACCTGTACCTCTTTGAGTGGAAAGTCACGCTTGCATTTCTTACAGAGGTAGTGCATAGCAAGCTTGCCGGTCTTAGGATTGACCTTCCGTTCGGTTGCCGCGTTCTTAAGAACACGAAACTTAGGAGGCCACCATCTAAGACCAGCTCTCAGCTTGCTAATTACAAAACTCTTGAAGCGTGCTTCCGTCCACAACCCACCATTACGCGGTGTCGTCGCCATCCATCACACCAAACTTTTCCTTATGCTCAAGCAGCTTGTCGGTGAAGCGGTCAAGGATGTCTTCGACAGAGAGTTCAAGTAGTGAAACGAGTTCGTCAGGCTCTCCAACCTGACGGGATACAACGTCTTTCAGTTCATGCAAACGCATGGCAACCTCAATTGATAGGTTTGAATTTGGTTCTCGGTATCAATTTGTCAACTTGCCCAGAGAACCAACCCATGCACTTGTTGCATTGATAGCGTTGGTAGGTCAACGAATAGGTGTGGGCTACACCTCGACGTGTAAACTTCTTGCTGCCACAACGAGGACACGAGTCGGACAGACCTGTGTACAACGTGTGATTGGGAAGACGGGGAATCCACGGCAGCAGTCGGTTGTAGAGACGCTCAAGAAGGACAACGTCCATCTTGTTATACTTCTCCATAACCTTCCACGATGCAGGGTCGTTAGCCATGCAGCCGTCCCACAATTCCATCCCCTTGTGGTGCACCTTATTCCCTAGTCCCAACTGCTGACATACGTAGTCGAGCTTGTTGGACGTGAACTTAAACTGTTTCCTAACGACTGGAAGCAGGTCAACTTGACGCAGAGGGGACGGGGGAGCCATGCCCTCACACAAGAACTCACGGTTGAGAGTGGGAATGTCAAACTTGGTGCCGTTGTAATGCACTACAACATCAGCATCACCAATCATTTCATGTATGTCTTGTAACATGACCCGCTGGCCATGCTCGTAAACACTACGAAAGGTGATGTCCGATTCGCCCAACCACTTAGCACTGACGCACAGGATGTGCGATGAGCTGATAAGTTGATCGGTTGAAACGTAGTCGGTCTTTAGTTGCCAGATGTACGCCTTGTTGGGTGCTGTTTCAATGTCAAGCAGGAGTACTTTCGGCTTCACTAGGCACACCCTCTTTAGTTGTAGGGTGTATTTCGGGAACCTTCGGAGCCTTGACAACTGTTCCTAGGAACACAGGCCCAGTGGAGTAGGCGTAGGCTTTCAGACCCGCACCACCATTGGCATCTTTCCAACACTCAAACTTGTAGGGACAATAGCTGCACTCCATACACAGCTTTTCGTTCCCACTCTTTCCTTCAGGTTCCAGACTGAAGTGCCGGTCTGGAGGAGCACTGCGTTTCAAAGCGGTAGTTGTGCTCAGCAGCTTCTCTATTACATCGTCACGACTGAAGTCGGTCATTTCAAACCAACCAAGTTTCCCATTCTGTTTGTCAATGGCAAGAAACCCAGCACGCTTTGCCATTACGTGCAAGTTGTAGGATGCCAATTGTGCACGATAGCCAAAGCTGTCGTTGCTATCATTCAACCCTTCCTGAAACTTCTTGAATCCGTAGGGCGAACAACTCTTAACGTCAACAAGAACACCGTCGATAAGAGCGTCAATCCTCCCACTTAATTGTACACCATGTGCAACTTCGTATTTGACAGGTTGTTGCCGCAGCTCTACCTTGTGCCCTGCTTGTTCAGCAAGGAACAAGACCAGCTCTTCAACACAGTCTCCATACAGAAACTTGATCTGGGCATTAGGCAACAGCTTTTCTCCCAGCTCAGGCTTGTGCACACCATACCAAACCTGACGCACACATGGCTTTCCTACTTCACTGGCGTACAGTGTGTGTGGTGTGCGCTTCTTGGTGCGTGCAGTCAGGTCATCCACAATGTGGTTGGCAACATTCACGCCAAAGCGTGACAACACCTCCAAGTCAATGGAAGCGCTCTTGCCTTCGAGCGCATCCTTGAACAGTTGGTGGATGTCATCCACTAGTGTGTCAATTGTTTTTGTCATTGGGCACGTCCACAATGAGGGCATCTGTTGTACCTCGGTGATGTGTAGTTGTTGCACTTAGGACAAATCATCAGGTTTCCAGTTCTGCGGCGGCTTCAGCAGCGTCCAGATCGCCAGCCGAGTACGCCTCAAACTTGCGAGCAATGTCGATGATGGCTTTAGTCGTAGCCGTCGAGTCCACAGGAAAAGGCTTACCGCCAGCCGCGCCGACATACAACTCACGAGCATTGGTCAGCGCGTTCTGACGAATGATTGAGCGCTGCCCATCAAGTGCTGGAATGGGGAACCCACCACGAGAGAACGAAGGGGCACGAGCAGCCGGTGCTGCAACAGCAGTGGCAGCAGGTGCCGCACCAATCACCACACTCTTCGGATCAACTTCCTTGCCGTACTTGGTTTCCTCATAGTTGAACGACACGACATCCCCTGCGGAGACTGCTGCCTTCTTAAATCCTGTGCTATACCACACGCCATCAGCTTTGAAGCTGTACGTCGGCTTGGTGCCGAAGCGGGTGGTTACGTCTTTGGTGCCAACTTGCTCAACAGTGGTACTTTCTTGTCTCATGCTGCTTCCTTCATTGATTCAAAATTGATTTCCGATTGGTCAAACCATGTCGGGCCACGACTCATGCCCACCTTCAATTGAAGTGGGAAGTCGATGCCGAAGGTTTCTTTGATGTAAGCCGGTGCGTTCTCCATCACTGTGCGTATCAGGTATATTGCTTCGTCCACAACATCCAACCGCACATCAAACAACACCGAATCGTGCACAGTGTTCACCATCAAACACGAGTCTTTCAAACGGGGATGGTTCCTAAGAACACGGTAGAGCTTGCCCAATACCAGTGGCACTATGTCTCCGGTGGCTCCCCCTTGGACTGGATAGTTTTTGACTTCAGTTGGACTGAACGAAGCGACACCTTTCTTCCATCGCTTAACTTCTTCGGAGAGGGGGTACTCACGGAACACAAACCTACGCTTGCTGAATGGACTAACGTAAGTCGATTTGCCAATTGGGATTCCTGTTTCCGCATCTTTATCTCCGAAGTATTCACGTTTGCTTTCAACTTCCTTGTACATGCTATCGTGCCACGCTTTGACACCGCTATATCGTGAGTAGAATGTGGCAATGAAACGCTTGGCATCTACCAACGACATGCCGCTTTGCTCTGCAATGCCCTTAGCACCAGCCCCATACACAAGGGCAAAGCTACACCGCTTGAATGGCTTGCGTTCTTCTGGCTTCATCTCCCTGCCATACATGTCACGGAACAAAGCCTTGTGCATGTCAACACCAGTGCGGATGTCATTCAACAATTGAGTGTCTTTGGACAACACAGCCAGCATCACCATCTCAAGCTGCGAATAGTCGGCTTCAATCAGAACACCGTCGTCACCCCAGCGGGAAACAAACGCTTTCTTAATCTCACTCTTGCTGCCGTCTGTGATGTTTTGTAGATTGGGATTGCTACTGCTTAGGCGTCCAGTCACTGTCACTACCTGATTCAGGTCGTGGTGAATACGACCATCAGGCATGATGAGTTTGTCAATGCCCTCGTAGTAGGTGGACAATTCTTTGGAGCACTCCCGCAATTCCTGAATGGTTCTTAGGAACGTTGCCCACTCCGGCTTCAACGTTGTTGAACTGAGCAACTCTTCAATCACCTTGTCGTCAGTGGAAAATCCCTTAACTCGCTTCCACTCAAACTTAGGCATGAAGGCAGGAGGCAGTGTGTGCAGTGTTTCTACCTTCTTAAACTTGTCCTTGCCGTTTTTGTACTTACCAACACATTCTGTTTTAACAGTTTTGGCAGTGCCCCCAAACAAGAACAGCCCAAGGTCTTTGGTGCTGGATGGGTTGAGATCAAGGCCAGTGACCTTGTGCATAAACACGCTGGCGTCAAGCTCGCAGCGTGCAACCTTAAGCTGTAGCTGTACTATTCCCTTTTCAAGAAACTCTTTGTCAACTGCCAGTCCATTGTTACGCATCTCGATGCACGCCATCTTCGCGTCCATCTGACTCTGGATTAGGGGAAGCATCCCTTTCTCAACGGCGTCTGCATACTGACCAAAGAACACCTTGCGTGTATTCTCTATATCTGACTTGAGGTAGTCGTCAAGCAACGAACGCGGCACTTCGTCAGCACCCATACCTGACTTGAACATTACCGTTACCCGATCATCCTTCAGTGTGCCGCCATACTTAGAAGCACACTCATCAAGCGATGCAAACTTAGCTTGCTGTCCAGTCAATAGATATTCAGCAAGCTGGGTATCCCACACTTGGCTTCCGGCAAGATTGCCCTTTGTGATCTTCCCGTCACGCAACATATACTGCAAGTCGAAGTCGATGTTGTGGCCGATGAGCAAATGGTGTCTGTGTGTAAAGGGTTTACTCGGATCGTAGGTCAGTATGGTTGGGGAATAGCTTGAAGGAAGACCGTCTTCGTTGGCAACTTTGACATGCCCATAGACAACGCACTTGTTGTCAGGCCAGAACGGACTTGCTTTGTTGTTACCGACAGGGCATTTCTGTGTAGTCTCGATGTCGAGCGCATATGCGTCCATTACCGCGTCCCTTCATACCGAGCAATTTCAGGTTTGATCTTGACTTCAAAGTAGCCGTGTCGTTCCGACTCCACACTGCGTGGGCCACCAGTCAGTTTGTTCTTAGGAACGTGGATATATCGAGTGTTGATGTTGGCAGGGTTGTCATCCTTACCGATGGTGATGATGGCGTCTGCTTCACCTGGTTTATCCACCTTGCTACCACGCAACTGATCCATGCGGATATACTGGCTGGCACCTGACGACGCATCACACTGTGATATGGCAATGACAGGGCCATACTCATGGGACAACTCACGTGCCCACTTGTACAATCGGCCAAGTCGCATGTGTTCTTTCTCATCCCTGCTATGAAACCCATTCACCTTATCCAACTGATCGAACACAATCAGAGCAGGGTTTAAATCACGCAGCATGGGAATCAGCCGGTCTACGTGGTTGGTAGCGTTGTCGTTAAGCTGGACAAGGATGCGGTTTTCATCGCCGCCCATCAGCTTTTTGTAGGCGTCCTTAGCTGACGCCCTGTCAGCATCAATGTCTTTGCTGGTCAATCCCAAGGCAGCCTGCATAATTCGCAGCTTGACCTTAATTGATCGTTCCTCGTTATTGATCCAGACAACAGGGCGGTTGTCCTTGATTTGGCTGGCCATGTGACTGACTTCTGATGCAGCGAATGTAGTTTTGCCTGTCTCTACGTACGCTGCCACCATGACGAAGTCGCCCTTACGCAAAGGGCCACAGGACACATTCAGTTCTTCAAGACGCCATTCAAACCCAGGTGCCTTTGCTTCCTCAAGCACATCATCAATGTCACCTGTTACGAACAAGTCTTCAACCTTGATGGCACGACCGAGTTCTTTGTCGTGCTGCTTGACCAGCTCATGCACATCGTCAATGGAGGCAGTGCCTTCCTTAACGGACAGGGCAGTGTCAGCAATGCGGTGTGCAAAATCCTGTGTGACAAAGTGTGCCAACACATCGTTGGCTACGTGAGTCGGAGTCGCCTTAGCAACCTTGTCCAAGATGGCACGGTAGTTGGCAACCTCTGCTTTTGGAATCTGGCTGTTCCTAAGAACAAAGAAATAGGAAGCAAACGCTTCCCAGTTCATTGTCGTCGTGTGAGGGAACGCCTTGTAGTATGAATCAATTGAGTTGATTATCAGTTGTGTTTCTGGAAGCAGTACGTGTTCCTTAATGAACGGCTTGAAACGTTGGAACGTAGCTTTGTCTTTGAATAGAATGAGCAGATCGGTGTCCACTATTCCCCATCAATTGATGCCTTTAATACACTTGGTTCTAATTCTTTTGGTTGTTTCATTGTTCGCAATGTCACATTGCTGCTTGTCATCAAAACCAAACTACGGTGGATGTCAATTGCTTTAGTCCGTCCTGCGTCATCGTCATCCAACCACACTATGACATGAGGGTAGCGCTTAGCAAAAGCTACCAAGTCAGCCGGTGCGGTTGTTCCTAGTAACGCAATGGCATCAGCACAAGTATCTCGTGCTATACGAATCGCACTTAGACAGTCTTCAACCACTACCAACTTACGCCCTGTGCTTTTAGGTAGAACATTGCGGCTGTACGTTGCGAACATCGGCTTCTTGCTTGAGCGCACTGATATATACTTCGGCCCTGGGCCTGTGTCTGACACTTTGCGTCCTTGCCAAAACACCAATTGACCACTCTGGTACACAGGAATAATGACGCGGTTCCATGTTTCGGAATAACAAATGGAATAATCAGCCACATCCCTGCTGTTAATGGCGTACTTGTATAGCCAAGCTTGCGCTTCCACAGGCCATGCCTCTACCCTGTAGTTGACATCAAATGGCAACTCAACCGTACTCACTACACGTTCGTGTTCTTCTGCATCAGCAAGCAATCGTTTGATTGTCTCAACAGATCGGACTCCCTTGCGAGTAGAGCGAACAGCATGGCCACTGCAATGGTGGCAATACACCAAGACCGCATCATCAGTGCGCTTGATGTAGAGACGGCGTTTGCTGTCAACACCAGCAGGGCAATTCAAATGGTTGATTGCAACCTGTGTCCCTGCTCTGTCAGGTATATGCTCTTTGTAATCGGCGTACGGAATTCTCACAACTACTCCTGTGATATGTACGTCGTCTGTCGGGGATACGGGTTGGACAACGAAACCCGTAAAAAGTTCAATCTGATTTGGGTGTCATGTCTTGCGCTCGGGCGGTGTCGATGGCGGCTCGTGCGATTTCAATTTCGGCTGTCGGGTCGGTAATTCCAGCGCCAAGTTCGATGATTTTCTCCAGCGCCTCCCGCATCCGCTTGGCATCGGCCTTCCAGTTGTCGCGGTCTTTACTCAATGCCGCCAGCAACAGCGCCAGCGGACGCACCAACACCTTAGCCATTTGCGCCTTCGCCTCCGCGAGTTCGCGCGTCTTGGCGGCGATTTCTGCTTCATGCCACTCAAGAGGAACACATGTAATTGTGTTGCCAGAATCTTCGTCATACCAAAGATACGTTGGCGTCTTGTCAGCGGCAGTCATGTCTAATACCTCTTCGTAAGTGTTTGATGTTACAATCGAGATGTTGCTGGATTTTGTTAGACGGCTCAACTGTATGTTCCTAAGAACAAAGCACAAACTCCCGGCCTGTCACGCCGGGGGTCGCGGGTTCGAGTCCCGTCCACTCCGCCAACAATCAACAACTTAGCAACTTGAGAAGCCTTGTGTGTCTAAGACTTTTCAGGGATGTCTAAGTAGTCATCTGTTTTGTACCTGCAACCTTTGGTGCTTTTTGTTTTGCAGCGTTCCATCATATCGAGTAGTACCAACATAACATTGTGCGCGCCAACTTTACTAATTGCCCCACGAACAGCCGCGTATGAACGCTGCATTTTGTCCATTGTTAAAAGGCAATCCTCAGTTATATTGTAGTCACTGAACTCTTGGTCAATTCTTTTGGCTAGTTCTGATTGCACCATTTTGTGGTCATTTCAATGGAGTAATTTTGTCTATACTTCTTCTGTAGTGACGGGCAGTGGTGCTACTTTTGGTGTGGCCAAGTCGATGCTGAGCATCGGTGACATGTCGGGAATCGCTACCAGTTTTGGCTCTAATGTCATGCTCCCGAAAAGGGGTACCCCCGATAGCAATCCACTGGGCTTGTGCACGACGCCACGCACTCTTGATACCACTAGTTGTTCGGTTGAACCATCGTAATTCTTGCGGGAGAATGGCCCCATTAGGTAGGTCACGTCCATGCTTGGATCGTGTGCCACGTACGAATCCCACTGTGCGTCGTAACGCCCATGTCCATCGGTATTCCAAAACCTTACCGAGTCTACTTTTACTGACCCTGACGCGGAGTCCTCGATCAGTCGCAGACGAATCACACAACCCAAGCATGTCAGCCATACGTAGTCCTGTGAGGTATTTGAGGACAATATATCCACGGAGCCAAGGGGGACAGCATCTTTTGGCAAAACGTCTGAGTTCCCATCCTTCGACGTATCTTCGTCTAGCATACTCTTTGTTCCTAGGAACCCCAAGGCAGGGGTTGAAGTCGGTAGATGTGTCTCTGTTGTAGGCAGCGCTGAGCAGGCTGATTTCTCGGTTGGCTCTGATTGGAGCAGGTTTGCCATCAGCGGTGGTACGACGCTCAAGATAGAGCCGAACATGGTCGCGCTTAACCTTTGTCTTATCCATCTTGCCAAAGAAAAGCTTGAGCTTGGCTGCATCTTGGGTGCGATCTGCAACGTGTCGTGCAGACATTCCGCCTCTAGACAGCTCGCTTCTCATATAGCTGAGATAGTCATCCAGCATTTGTGCAACCGTGCCAGCACCAGCGGGAAGGGAAGACAGGGCAACCCACTTCTCCTTTGCCTCCCTGTCCCACTCCCTTCCCAACCTGTGCCATTTGTTACTTGGGTCTACGTAGTGGTATGACCCGTGCTTGAAGTACACCCTCTTTGGTAGCTTTGAGTTGTTCGTAGTCTTTGCCATTTAGTTCGCGTAAGCTGTAGTTGTTGGGGCTGTGCCATACACCATTCATCTGGAACAGGTTGTCTTTGACAGCCTCAATGGTGCCACTCATTTCACCAAAGCAAGGCTGGCGAAACTTAACGTGGTCGCCCACTTTAATCAAACGCCAGTCGATTGACCCGTAGTACATACGACTCTCCGTACAAACGCATTTAGATTTGGTTCGTCGTCGTTCTTAGGAACAGGTTGTTTCAACCCATGCCGTTGTTCCACCAATGCACGAAGCACATTGATCTGGCCTGTGCTCTTGATGGTATAAGGAATCTTGTACTTCTCAAGCCATGCTATTTGCAATGGCTTCTTCCTCTTGATGCCTGTGAGTTGCGCTACCTCACTCGGCAGTAGAAACACCAGTTGCGTCCAAGTGCATCTTGGCAAGGGTGTCCATCTTCTTACCAATTTCAGCAGCCAACGCTGCTGCAACTGCGTGTTCTTTTTGGTTGGAGTAATGGAGATAGTTGACAGTCATGTGTTGCACAACTGTTACGTGGTGCGCGACTGTTTCGTAGCTGATGACAATCGTAGAAGGGGTTGCCATTACAGACTCCCGCCAAAGACCTTAGTGTAAAACTCACCGACAACCTTGCGATCTGAATCACGCAGCTTGTTGGCAAACGACAGGTGCAGAGCACGCTGCACATTGCCGAACGCCACAGTCTTGCGACCCCACGAAATCAGAGTGCGAGGTGACATGGTCAGGTTGATGTTGTTCTGTTGGCAAGCAGAGCGCACCAACTGTGCAAAACTCACCATCTTGGCAGCGAAGCCAGCAGGCAAACCCTTCACCTTGTTCTCAACCAGCGTGGTTTCGTGCTTGGTGTCGAGGTAGTCCAGCTTGATGGTCGTTTGGAAACGATCAACCGACGCAGTGTTCTGCACGTTGGTGCCGGAGTAGCGGCCAGTTTCGTCACCCTGACCCACCGTGTTACCAGCACAAACCAGCCGGAACTCGGAGTGCGGCACGATGAACTTGGCACTGGATTCACCAGGCATTTCCTTGAGGAACAGCTTGCCGTCGTCCTCAAACAGCCACTGCAAACCGAACAGGATTTCAGGCGGCGTCACATCCCACTCGTCAATCAGTAGGACTGCACCATAGCGGCACGCCTCAGTCACAGGCCCGTCCTTCCAGACAGTAGCGCCACCTTCAACAACCAGCGAACCGAAGAGCGTGCTGCTCTCCATGTCGCCAGTCATGTTGACCCGCATGAAGGGGCGGTTGGTAATGGCGCAGCAATACTGAACCAGCGACGACTTGCCCGAACCCGTCGGGCCAGTGATGAGGGATTTCTCACCCATCTCCCATGCGAACATAATGGCATGGGCTTCGTTGACTTGGATGTTGTAGTCGGGGTCGGCAACCGGAACGAACGCAGCAACTTCCTTCGGAAGCTTGGCCTTGTCCTGAATGGAGACCGCGAAGTCCATCAGCTTCAGCGCCTTCAGTGCTTTCTTCCCGTTGGGAATCAAGGAACTGAACAGCACCTGACCTGCACCCAGCACCACCTCTTTCGGAGGTTCGGGCAGGGGATCGGGTGCTGCTTTTTCAGCAGCCTTCGCAGCGTTGGCTTCAAGCGCAGCGTTGCGTTGAGCCAGTTGTGCACGGAGTGCGTCTTTCACTTTTGCATCAAGGGGAGAAGTGGTGGTTGTGCTCATAAAACCTCGTAGTGTGGAATGTTCTTAGGAACTGTTTACTTCAGGTGTTCTTCAATCACCGACAGTAAAGCTGTCTCCAGCCCATCGGCGTTTCTTATAACTCGGTGGTTCTTGTAGTAGTGCACGACTGACTCGTCTTGAATACCGATGCCGACAATCTCAACTGGCGATTCGTTTTCGATCTGCTTGATGACGTGGCCTGTGTACCATCCCCCATCCCCGTAACCTGACCATCCAGCAGGTTGCCCATCGCTAAAGACAATGAGCAACTTACGTTTCTCAGGACGCGCTATCAGACGGTCAAAGGCTGCCAAGATGTGGTCGCCATCACCATTGCCTGACATACCGCTACGCATTGCCGAACTGAAACGCCCAATCATCTTGTCTTTCGGCACCAGCTTCTCGTTGAAGTTGCGGATCAAATGCACAACAGGAACGCACCCACCTTGATCGTTGAATGTAGCAACCTCACACGGTACGTGCAGTGTGTTGCCCAGCGTCTCGCTCATCATGGTTGCAGCAGCGGCAGCGTGGTGGTACTTGCGACC